CCAACGTAAGTAAACTTTGGCCATTGTTCTCCCTCTGATGATCCTCAAGGTGGGCGGATTATTAAATTAAGTTTTGAGAAAATGCCAAGTCAAGAAATTAAATGTGCGGAACCCGGATGCAATATTATTTTTGAATTTACGGAAAGAGATCAAAGTTACTATGCTGAACAAGGATACCCTCCACCGAAACGATGTTCTGAACATCGACTTAAGCAACGAGAAAGATTTAAAGGTAAGGACAATGAACGACGCAATTAAGAAAAAATATGATATCGCTAAAGGAGATGAGCCATTAAGACTCTTTCTTTACAGCGTACAAGAAGGTCCGATGTTTATTCAGTTTCCTTTCAGAGTCATGGCGGTATTGGCTTTTAGTGAAGGAGACGCTTATAACATTGTCCGGGCCGGTTACCCTCAAGGGAAACTTCTTTCTATTTCACAGAAAGGCATACTTAAAATTCAAGAGCTTCTTGATCAACTTAACTTCACTGTACCTACAAGCGGCGGTATGGAAGTTAAGATGAATACAGAACCGGTCCCTGAAAAAAAAGAGGCACCGATAATAGGCAAAGAACATTTTGTTTATAACATGTTTTATATAGCCGATAACTTTGTCACAGATCTTCGTGATCGGGCGACGCTTAAGAAAATTATCGGTAAAATTAAATTGACATGAGTTTATTTTCATTTTTATCTTCTGGAAGTGAACTTGAAAACATGCGTAAAGCCGCCGATATTGTTTCTAAAGTACTTCTTGAACTTGAAAAAATGACCGCTCCCGGAGTCAGTCTTGACATGCTCGACGAACTGGCCGAACGCCTAATCCGAGAAGCCGGTGCCATTCCTTTTAATAAAGGCTATCATCCTAAGTGGGCCGAGATCCCGTATCCGGCTACGGTCTGTTTTGCTCTCAATGAGGAGATTTGTCACGCTCCGCCCCATAACAGGACCTTAAAGGATGGAGACATCATTACTTACGACTTAGGAATAAAATATAAAGGTGTCTGCGGTGATGCCGCCCTGACTGTGCCTGTCGGAGAACATGTCTCAAATAGACGCCTTAGAGCCTTGAGATATGCTAAGGAAGGACTTTATCGCGGTATTGAGGTAGTGAGAGCTGGAGCGCCTGTTTCAGCCATAGGCAGAGCTATTGAGGACTATGTCTCCAAAATGGGATTTAGAGTCATCAAGGACTTTGGGGGTCATGCTATAGGCAAGGAAATGCACATGAAACCCTTTATTCCTCACTATTACGATAAGGCAAACGACAATATTTTGCTCGAAGAAGGTCAAATTATCTGTGTTGAGCCGATGATCACTCCGGGCAAGGCCATTGTAGGCATGATGGGTGATAAATGGACTGCGTTTTGTATTGATGATCAGGTTTGCGCTATGTTCGAACATATGATTTTAGTGAAGAAAGACGGATTTGAAATATTAACAAGTCATATAGCTGAGTCCCACGGCTGAGAGAGGGGAAATTATAAGTAATCTTCAAAGATTAATGAAAAAATTATTATCAATTGCACTTTTAGCCATGTTTGCGCTTCCGCTCAGTGCAGGAGCAACAGTAGTCGCCTGTGGTGCAGAGTTTGTTTATGAACAAAGAAGCACTGGATCCCATGAGGGCAACTTCGGAGACTACTACGACGAGAAAGTTTCTATTGACTTCGACTTCCCTCTAGCTAGAGAAATAACAATCTCTACCAACGATCCGTATGTGCTGGTAAAAGTGGAACTTGATGTGGATGGGGACGGACACGCCGGATACTTTGACTACATCGATGAGTTCCCCGGAGAGTTCAACCCTAGCCCGGGTGACAGAATCGACAACGCAAGGGTCACGGTCAAAAAAGACTGTCCCGATGTTTGCCCGAATATCGATGGCAATCAATACGAAGTGCCTGAGGGATATATCTTAGAGGAAGGGCAGTGTGTGCTACCTCCGCCTCCCGTAGATGTTTGCCCGAATCTTGAAGGCAATCAGGAAATTGTACCAGAGGGCTACATTCTTGAAGAAGGAGAATGCGTATTGCCCCCGCCTCCGCCAGTAGATTTGTGTCCAGAGGAAGGAATACAAACAGAACTTCCTTGCGCAGAGCCACCGGCTCCAGTAGACGTATGCCCGAACGACGAGGGAATACAGACAGAGGTTCCGTGTCCTTCGGACACGCCCCCTCCACCTCCATCTGCTCTTGCACCTATAGAAGTTCATAGAACACCAAGTGGAGGCATTGTGTGGTGTACAGCAACAAGAACGGAGTGGTGCAGACAACCAGAAGGATTTGGTGGTAGTGTAAGCTGGCTAGAACAGCAGATTTTAAACTTGATGCAACAGTTGATTGATCAACTAAAAGTAGAGATAGAGTTGTTGGCAATGTCTCTTTAGAAAGGATGAAGAAAGAACAAATTAAAGAGGAGTTCAAAAAACACTTTCATTATGTCCAGCTTGGTGTTACTGAAAAAGAAGTAGATTGGTGGCTATCTATTCTCGCTCAAAGAGAGGAGGAGTTAAAAAGAAAAATTAAGTCAAAGAAAATAAACGGAGTAGTTTTTCTTGATATTCAGGTTGAAGCGTTACTCTCTCTTTTTCAAGAATCAAAGGAAAAGAAATGAAAGACGAAATTAAAAGAGAATTGTCAAAACTATTGCCAGAAGATACTTCTTCTGATGTAATTACTAGATTGGCAACGTATGCAGAAAGTTTGCTTTCTAAAAGACAGGAAGAAGTTAAGCGACTAATTACAGATGAGATGCTTGTGGCTAGACATGAGGGTCAACCGACTTCTCGACTTACGAGTCTGTATAATAAAATTATGATAAAATAAAATAGTGTTACACTATAAGGGATTGCTTTTACTTTTAACAGGTATGAGCACCTTCGCTGGAACGATTGCGATGGTTGTCCCTCAACAAGAAACTTATATACGGGAAGAAGTAGTGATTAAAGAAGAATACAAGCATCAAGAATTTCTTGATTTTTTAATCCAATGTGAATCTGGTGGAAACGAACAGATTATTAATAAAGCTGACACTGACGGTACTCCTTCTTATGGTTTGCTTCAATTTAAAATAGGCACTTTATATTATTATATTAAAAAATATAATATCTTACCGGACATAGAACTGGGAGAAATTATGAATGTTATTTTTGATGGGGAACTTCAGGTAAAGGTTTTCAAAGAGATGATGAATGATCCAGAAGTAGATCTAACTCATGAATTTCCAACCTGTTATAAGATGTGGAAAGCTAAACAGGTCTAGTTACTCCTACTTCTCTCGGTCTTGGATCAAAAATTTTAATTGATACCCGAGCACTATTTTTAGTGCCGATGATTTGAACCAATGTTCTAATCGCTTTAGCAGTTACGCCGCTGCGACCTATCACTTTCCCCATATCAAGAGGATTAACTTTTAAATCTAAGAGAACACCCATTTCGTCTACGGTTCTTTTAATTTCCACATCATCAGGATAATCAACAATTCCTTTTACAACCATTTCAAGAAAAACTTGATCAGGATTCATGACAAAAATTATTATTATTAATAACTAGTTAAATTGTATCACACAAAAAACCACAGACGAATCTGTGATTTGGGCGGAGGGGTGGAGCCAGACAAATCTGACTACCCCTCCTAAAGAACGTGGGGAGGAACACTAGCAGTTACTAACGGAATCGTTCCAATGGTCATCGTACCAACTCTCGTCGGTGCTGTGAAGACCGAAAGCGACTGATAATGTCCATGCGTCTTGTGGGCTTATCTTCGAGAAGAATACTTTGCAAATCGGGTGTTCCATTTTTCTCCTCCTTTTCTGGTACGGGATATTTCACATCGTGAGTATCTCTGCAACCGCTACAATAATGAGTGTAGGTGCCGTCATCTCGGAGCATCAGGCTTGTCCATGCCTTTCCTTTTTCGCAGTACATGGCATTTCTCCTTTCGCGAAACAGCGATTGCAGAAGCAACACCTTATCCAATCGAGCGGGGCATAGTCCACACAATCAGGACAGACGGAGTGTCCGCAAAAGATGCACATATATCACCTCCCATATCTTCGATGTCGCCATTCTTTTTTTGCTTTGCGACAGGCTAGCCGATATTGAACATCGAGCCAGAACCACCGAAAGTTTGCTTTGATAACTTTCCACATAAATCCTCCTTGTTAAAGAGCAGTGGAATACGACCAATTCGTATCCCTCCTCCGTCTTACAGTTTCCCATTATAGATTACTTTAAGACGGGAGTGAGAAACGAATTAAACTTCCTCATCATCTATTTCACCTTCAGCTGGAAAATCGACATCTTCTTCAGGTTCGATAATATCTACTTCTTCATCCAGTCCTTCTTTCGGTTCCTCTTCTGGATTTTCAGGTTCGTTTTCCATGTTTTGTTATACCACTGTCTTAGATCTCACCTTAATATAATTGACCAACATCACAATTACTCCACCAGTAGTAAGACTTCCGACTACTGGCCTCAAGTATTGTTCCAACAAACTCCATATCGTTATGTCTGAGAAACCGGCAAAAGCTACCAATGAACCGGTAATTGCCAAGAGAGACAGAGCTCCTTTTCCTAAACCTCTAGTGAATGAATATGCCATAATTTATAATTAGCTAATCAATACTTAGTTTAAGGTCTCGAGTTTCGGACCGCTTATGTAATTCCGAACAAAGATTCTCTGATTTTATTAAGAAAGTGGATGAATGGTGGCAGATCCTTTGCCTGTCCGGTGTCTGTTTCTGAGACATACCACTTAGTGAAGTCAAAGATTTCTCTTGGGTCTACTAAAACATTATTAACGTAAGTCATAAGGTGCAAATGAGACCCCGCGTGGACATTCCAAACAGATGGTTCAGGTCGGACAGTTCCAGAGTTTCCCATGTAACCTAAAACATCTTTCTCCCTATATTCTCCTTGTTGGTTAGTTTCAGATAAGTGCCAGACTAAACACTGATTTAATCCTTTCTCATCTCGCCATCTAATTCTAACACCATTCCCTTGAGTAGAAAGGGGAGTAGTAAAGTAGACTTTATCCAGTAGAGCTGTAGGAACAGGGCAGACTAATTTTGTTCCATAAGTCGCTACTGCTCCGCCAGTAACTATATCTGTACCATTGTGTTCTTTGAGGTCTATCCCTTTTGATTTGTACCAAGCGACACTAGATTTGTCTCCATATTCTTGAGTTACGATAGGCGAACGACCTCTGACTATTTCGATGGGTAATGGATATTTCATGTTTTTAAAAAGTTAAAATAAAATTGTAATGCGTAAGACACACCTATTGCAACAGCTCCCCACATCTCCAGTCTTCTAAGTCTAATTTCATGGTCTTTTCCGTCCTTGATAAATAATTCTAGTTTCTCATCAATTCTAATGAGCAAATCGTGGTCTGACTGATGCTGCTTGTTAAAAAATTCTTGAGGTTTAATCATACTATTTTTCTTTAGGAATGAATTGACATTTCATTTCGTTTGTGTATATAATATCATGTCTATGGTTAAGGAATTTATTAAGGAAACGCTTCGGTGGACAGTTATACTGACTTGTTACACTATTCTAGCATGGGCTGGTTACTACATGTTACTAGGAGTTTTTGATGTTGGTTCATCTGAAGAGTATGAAGTAACGTATCCATATTAACGTAAATCTTTGTATTTCTCAAAGACTGCTCTAATCATCAGCCCCGAAGCCTTAAGTTCAGCTAACTTTTCCTTGAGAGCTTCCCCAGAAAGATCTTGAGTTAGCTCCAATACTTTTTCAGCTCGAGCCACAATCTTAGCTTTATTGGCAAACTCATCAATCTTTTTCGCTTTTTCATCATCAGCCAGTTTTTGATATCTTGGACTGTTTATCAAGGTTGTCATTTTACTTTCAGTAATCTGCCCGGCCCGTTTCAGAAGATCAGTATTTTGTTCTGGAGTCAATGCGGAGTACCCCTTCTTGTCCCCAAGTAAAGTCGGAGAAACTTTGAATCCAGCTTTACTAAGGCGTCTTAATTCTTCAATAAGAGGAGTTGAAATTTCTTTTGTAGGACGAGTCGGGTCTATCATCGTTTCTAAAAAGTTTCCCCCGACTACCCGTTCTTTCCCAAAAACGTCAACCTGAGGCTCAAGTTCTTCTCGTAAGAATGGAGTTCGAGCCTTGACCCGTTCAATAGCTGTGCGTGCTCTGCGTTCTGTCCCATCCTTTGCTCTAGCAACGTCAGAGACAATAGTCGGCACTCCGGAAGCTAGAAGGTTGCCGAAATAAGCATCAGCATATCTTTCTGGATCATCCCATGCTTCAACAAAACTTCGTACTCCTTGCAGAAAAGTTTGTTCCGTAAACGACTTCGCCCCGCCGGTAAAAGCTTTGTAGATACCAGCAATAGGGCTGCCTGTATCTTTATAAGCTTCTTGGAAATGTGCTCCTACTATAAGAAGACTTCCAGCTGGACCAAGCGACTGGATCGAGCGCCATTTATCACCAATTTTAATTGTATTTGGTTTTCTACCTTCAGCTTTAAGAACCTCTTGTTCTCTTTCTCCTTTGGGGTAATCGAGAGTAACGAGATCGTTATCATAGAGTTTTGTTCCAAGATACAAAAAGCCGGTGCCAGTAATCCCTCTCCCCATGCCTTGAGCAAAGAGACGCTGGTCAAATTTACCTTTACCCATATTTTGTACAATAGTTTTAACTAACCCAACAGGAGAATAATTAATTACTTGTGTAGCAACAGATGAAGGAGTGCGCGAGAAAGGCACAAATATTTCTCCTATCGGGAATCGTTCCCCTCCTATTTTCTGTATAGCTCGAGCCGCCTTGCCAAGAGCTGTTTTATTTTGAAACACGGCCGTTTCAGCGTCGACTGCGGCATATTTGAGCATGTCGTCAGTTGGGCTTTTAACCATGTCGGAAACGAATTCAGTTAGTTCGTCTGCCTTAAGACCGAGGTTTTTTCCTTGAGCAATGGCTTGTGAATAGAGTGATCGAGCTTTAGCTCCATAATAAAAGGGTTGATCTTCTGCTCCCAGAATTCTAAAAATGGTTTCTTCGTATTTTTTGATGCTTCTGGCGAAAACACTCTTGCCGAAACTGACATTTTTGTAGTCAAATTTTTGAGCAATGTTTCTTTCGTCAAATCCAGATCTGAAAAACTTCCAACCTTTTTCAAATCCTTCAGTTATTCCACTACCTGTCCCTTTCAAAGTAAAAGCTAGAGTACGTTTACCGGTAAAAAGAGAGGCTACGCTATCTACTATGGCGGCTGGTACATCTTTTGCTGTTTCAGTTATAGCATGAGACACATTAGCAAAAATGTTTAAACCGCTTGTTTTTATTCCCGTCAAAAGTCCCGCTTTCCAAACAGTGACAATCTTTTTGAAAAGAGGAGATGGCACCATTTCAAAAATTTCTTTTTGTAGTTTCTGAAATTCTTCAGCTTTTTGTATGCCGTCGGGAAGACTGGCAATTTCGTTCATTTTGTCAGTTATGGTTCCAATCTGTTTGCCAGTTAATTCCGGTATCTCTTTCATGAAGGGAAGCTTTGTTTGTTTAACTATCTCATTATATTTCTGGATTTCTCGAGCGGCAAAACGTATTTGTCCCTCAGGAGTCATCTTTCCTAAAAGTGAAGCGGCTTGGACCGATCGTCCGTGTTCAGTCAAAGCTTTGGCTAAAGGGTTTACTATTTCGGCCATCTTATCCTCCATAGAAGCTTTAATGAGAGTATCCGAGGCATTAGCAGCCGCGTCAGCATAATGTCTTATAAGTTCATCAGCTGTGGCGACGGCAACGTCGTCAATCCCGGTTTTAGCCAGATGTTCCGCTTTTAAAAAGTCATCTTGGATAAGTTTTCTGGCTGTTCTTACTAACTCATCATTTGGTTTAGGAATATACTGACCGGCTACTTTAGAAGAAGCATCAGGAAAAGCCTCTTTGACGCTAGTGACGAACCCTCGTTCTCGCAGTGTTTGAGCGACTCTTTTCCCCTTTTTTGCTATAGATCCAGTTTCTTTGACCGCCTCGTCAAGTAGCCCAGAAATTTTTGCTTCGTCAGTAAGACTGGCAAACTTAGGAGCATATTTTTTAGCAATATCATCTGAGAACTTAAAAGCACTTTTTAATATTTTAAAAGCGTCGTCTGTCTTGTTGACTTCCCTTAAAAGTTTAAGACCTTGTTTAGCTTGACTGCCTCCCGGGATAAGGTCAGAAATTCCCAAAGCAGCACCGACGAAAGGAGCAGCTTTTCTTCCCTTAACGCCGGGAATTTCTTCTCCGACTGATCTTAAGCTAAAAGATTGGTCAGTGCCAAAAAGTTTTTTTTGAAATTGTCCTTGAGGCATAAACTCTGAAGATTCCCCTCTGGTTGAGATAAGTTGTCCCAGAGCTCCATAACCGCGCCATGTTGCTTGCCCGCTTTGAACAAAAAAGTTTCCGAGTTTAGTGCCAACGTCTTTAAGGCTTTCTGGCAAGTTACGGATAACATCGCGAGTACGCACTTGTTCTGGATCAGGTTCAAAAAAACTTTTAAGTCTTTGAGCTATTCCGTTAAACTGTGATACTGGCATAGTTTATAAGTTATCGAAGTCGTCTGTTCCGCTACTGGTAAAAGTATCATTAAATGCTCCTCTAAATTCGTTCCAGAGTGTTATTAACTCACTTGGCAAGATCGATTGCTTTCGTTCATTTTCTATCATTGTTCTAAACCATGCCGGAGGAGTATTACTTTCAAGTTGAGACTGAAGTGTTCCCCATGTTGTTCCTACCAAAGAAACTGGAAGTCCTAATTGTTGAACATCGGTTCGAGTCAAAGTTTTTGCGGTTGGTCCTTTATCTTTCTGCTCTTCTTTTAATAGTCGATCCACCTCCGGAGTGGCATAAGCTAGTGCTGTTTCAAGATCGGCATCCGCCGGTATAATTGAACCGAACTCTAAGCGCAGTTTATCAACAGCTTGTCGTTCTTGTTTTTTATCCGCTACCTGACTTTCATAAAGAGCCAGTTCCCGATCATAAATTTGCAACTTTACCCGATTCTCTTCACTCTGGATGCTGATCAGTCTGTCGTACTGCCTTTCTCGTGCGTCTTGGGCGCGTTCGTAGCTTCTGGTTTTAGCTTCGTTCGTTTCTCTGAAAGTCCCGACAATATCGCTAAAAGTTGTCTCTACCGGAGTTTTAATACCACCTCTGATCAGGTCAACGATTGATCCCATCGTGCCGGGAATATTTTTAGAGAGTGGAGCCACCTGTTTATAGTTACTTTCTACTCGGGCCCGAGCGGCTTCGTTTAAGGCATCTCTAAGAGAAGCTTTGAGATTTCCTAGATTAGTGAACTGCGGAGTAGGTACTTCCGGCAAAGGATTAGTTGCTGTGCCAGTTACGTTTAATGTCGGTGGAGTTGGGGGAGTAAGAGCCGGAAGTGTACCGGATGGTATTGCTGTTGTCGCTGCGGGAGCAGCAACCGGAGTTGCTGCCGCTCCAGTAACAAGTGATACTCCACTATGAGGGTCGGCTACACTTTTAACGGCGGCAAGAGCCGAAGCCGAATCTTTCGCCTCGACTGTCGCCAGCTGTCCCGTTTTGTTTACATATTGATATGTAGGCATATTGTTATATTATATAAACCCTTTTTGAAGATTTACAAAAGCGCCGACGTCGGAAATGACAGCTTTCTGTTTTTCTTCCTCAATTTTACCGATCACTCCGCCAGCCGGTGTATATCCTTCTACGGCCGGAAGGTTCGTTGTACCTAACACTTCTTCAGCCGCTCGACCGATCTTCTGAAGATCAAAGGCTTTCTGGCCGGTCAAAGCTTCAAGTTGTCTTTGGGCGTCAAGATCGCCTCTCTGAGCTCTGATTTCAAGTTCCTTAATTCTCATGTTTGTGACTCGTTGAGTTGACTGTACTACTTCTCCATACTGTTCAGTGCGTCTTTCTTCTGCCAAAGCTCGAGAGCGCGCGCCAGTGGCAAAAGTTAAACCTTTCTCGGCTGCTTGATCAGCAATAGTCAACAGATCTTCTTCATAAACACTAAGTTCTTTGCCTAAGAGAGCTTGCTGTTCCAGAGTCAGATATTCCCGACCTCGTTTTAGATCTTCAAAAAGTTCGTCTCTAGTTCGTTTCAAAATTTCCGCTTTAGTCTGAAAATCAAAATTCTTTTCAGCAATGGCTCCTTGAATTTCCCCTAAAGCAAGAGTTAATACTGATCGGAAATATGGATCGGCAATGGCTTTTGCTTGAGTAATAGCATTAGCAAAAATTCTAGCTTCTTCTTCGCCCCCGACGGAAATTAAGTTGTAAGCCAAATCAACAAAATCTTTTTCTTCTTGAGTCAAAGCTTTATAAGCTTCAGTGTTTTTAAAAGCAGCTGATGTTGGGACAGGCTGAGTAATGTTTGTAGGAGAGGTTGATGTAGCTGAAACATTAGGAGCAGGTGCAGGAGCAAGTTGCGCCCAGACAGAGTTTGTAGCATAAGAAGCAGGAGCAGTCCTTCCCCACTGAGTATTAAATGCTTGAGCTTGTGCCAGTTGCTGTTCTGGGGTCATCGTAGAAGCTGTATCTTTTACAAAGTCGTAGTCAGAATCTCTCCAGTTAGCTGGGGCATAAGACTGTTGAATATAAAGATTTCCAGACTTAGCCAAGTCAAAGGCCGCTTTTCCCTCAGGGTCATCTAGGTTATATGTAACTCCCTTAAATACTTCTTGCATTTTATTTTATTATACCATTATTAAAAGAATATTGTGTTCTCAACAACTAAAGCTAAACCGGCAGTGCCGGCGCTTCCATCACCGGCAGTGCTTGCTCCTCCATTAGTTCCAGCACTACTGGCAGTCTGTCCACTGCCACCACTACCACCACCCATGCCAGTATCAGGTCCAGCAGAATAATCTGCTACTGAACCAGTAGCGGCGCCACCAGAAACAACAACAGTGCCAGAATTAGCTGTAAGCGTGTTATAGAGAGCCAGAAAGAATCCCCCTCCACCGCCTCCACCTCCGCCTCCTGATGCTCTGGTAGTACCACCTTGACTTGGAGCTGTTCCAACTTTACCTGCGACAGAAATACCACTAGCAGTCGTGAAGTTCCAAGCTCCGGCACATTCAATAATCAATGCTCCACCTCCATATCCCCCACCACCCGAAGTGACCGTTCCTGCATCCGATCCTGTCGTCCATCCTGCCGCTCCACTACCTCCGCCAGAACCCACAAAAGCGTTAAAGTATTTAGAAATATAAATACTTTCTGCGGTGGTTTTATAAGTAAAAGCACCTGTTAGGGCCGCGGAAGCAGTGCCACCCACGTCGGCAGTTGCCTTGATTCCATTACCAGTAGACCACATCGTAAAGTCGGTTGTCCCGACTGTTCCGTTATTTCCGTTGGTAGTTCCGTTACTACTTTGAGAAACAGCGGTTCCTCCGGTAGCCCCCATTCCAGAAGCATCGATAATGGTTGCGGAGGCGGTCAAAGTTACGTTGCCTTGTGATTTCAAAATAATCAGAGTGCCGTTAGCATGAGGATTAGAAAAAGTGAGTTTAGCCGATCCTGTTAGAGAAATGAGAGTATAGTTTTTAACAACAGATTTTGCTCCTGCAAGGTCAATATCAGTTGTGCCAGACGAAGCGGAAAGAGCTCCGTCAGAACCGTCACCCCCGAACGTACCTTGACTAGCAGAAGGAATATTGTCTGCAAATACATCAAAAGTGCCAGCAGAGTTATCCCACTTTGCATAAGACCCCGTAGCGTCATCACCCATGATGACGTCCCCTACGTCTCCGCCGGTAAGAAGAATCTCAAATATTACTGCGGCACTGGCATTGATTCCCTGAAAAGCACTCGATGTCATTACGAACCTTGTGCCAGAAGAAGCGGTTTGAATAGTGGCTCCTGTTACTGTTCCTGCGGTGATAGTGCCAAGGTCTGCGGCGATAGCCGAGAGTTGTGAAACCGTCAGTTTGCCGGCCGTGATCGTAGAAGCGGCAATGTTCCCAGCTACAATCGAGAGTGCTCCGATATTTGCTCCGTCTATCAAGATTTGTCCCGCTCCGTAGGGAACGAAGTTTGCAGTTATTGTGTTATTTTGTGCCGTTCCTATCAGTCTCTTGTTTGCTCCCATCGCTGTCGAATAGGTGGTAGTTACTTGAAGCACAGTCGAAGAAACTGCTGGGTCAAGATAAATATAAGTGAGAGCTACCATATTTCCGGTGTTACCAGCATCAATCGTAAATGTTCGGGCATTCGAGAAAATTATCGTGCCTGTGGCCCACGCGATTGTGTCGGCATCAGTAACTGAGAAAACAAGGTTATGAGAACATTCCATCAAAGAAATATCCGTTGAAGTATTGTTAGGTATACCTGCAATAGAAACTCCCGTGATGTCTCCGCCTCGAGTATGGAAATCGCCACCAGCATCTATATAAAAATTAAAAGCATGAATCGAAGAATTTGACCCATCGGAGTAAATGGTCATATCTCCGGCGTTGGCTGTGTAAGCGGCAAAGTCCTCCGTGCCTGTGTAGATTGAAGTAGAATTTATTGTCCAACCACCGATTGCTCCTGACGTGGCTGTGATAGTGCCAGTAATAGTTACACCAGTAGCAGTCAAGGCTCCGGCGCTGGAAACTTTAAAAGGAGCCACTGCAAATGTTGCTGCTCCCATCCACATGTTTCCGTCAACATCAACGTGAAAGGAAGTGGCGTCAGACCCTCCGATATCAAGCAAATCAATACTGACCCCCCCGACGATGATCAATTCTGTACCTGTCCAGTTTAAATAATCGGTAGTGTTACCGATGTAAAACTTCATTAAACCGTCAGCCTCATCAATACCCAAACGATAACCAGTCTCAGTATTATCAAAAGCAGTTTTTCCATTAAAGAGTACTCCTACCGCTTGTTCCAGATCAGAAATAACTTCACCAGAAGTAACGTTCTTAGGAGCTATCCCTTGCGTAATGACGTTGATAAGTTCCGGAGTTGTTTGTAATGAATTATTTTTAATTAAACTTTTATCAAATCCGAGATCAAGAATATTGTAACCAATCTCATCAATAAAAATACTCATATCATTTTGAAGATTCTTCAATATTTATATTGGGAAAATCTAGGCCCCTCAACTTAATCTGCTCTCCAGTAGTCGAATCCACTACTCGAAACTCAAAGACCCGAGCCCGAAGCGGTTTATTAATCAGTACTTCCGTCACAATATCTCCAAGAGAACCGAAGGCTTCCCATTGTCCGTAATCAAGCCGTCTCTGAATTTCTGCTCCTCGAGTACCGTCAGAATGAACCACAATCTTCTCGTTTATAGTTTTATATTTACCACGATCACCGAAGTCAAATTCCGGAGACTGCAGAATATAAGTGATAGCCTGATTGTTATAATCACTATTTCCAGAATTGAGTTGCTGTACTTGTCCATCATCATCTCCGCCTACAATCACAAGATCATCACCAGTAAGGTATTGAGACAAGAACTGAAACTGATTAGCGTAACGAAGAGGAGCCCAAGCTCCACTATCAATATGATAACGTAAAACCACATTAGTATATGTTTCCGTAAAGCCACGATCAAAATTTACTGTAACGTTTCCGACAGACCAATAAATATGTTCGTTGTCGCTCCAGCCATTAACATCTTCATAAAAAGAACTAGCCATGCCTTCAACGATTCTTTGAACCGGACGTGAGATAAGTTGCGGGTATCCACCATTCGTCTCATAAAATCCTTTCGGACCATAGAAGAAGTAGTTTCTCCCTCGCGCTCGCACAATACTTTCGTTTGATTGCGTACCGATGTTAACCAAGTCTTCAGGAAAAGCCGAGTCAAAATTCCAACGCTTAAGCGATCGTTGTTTATAAAGCATCAGATACCCCGGTACTTTATTCAAACCCTGAAGAGTGCCACCACCGTCTTCTTGTTCCGCTTGCAGAGATCCTGAACCAGCAGCAGTCCAACTGACTGTCCCGCTCAAAGGAGTAGCTGTGTAATAAATCCGATCAGTTACAGCACAATAAACTCGATCCTTGAACTCTATCGGGAACTGTGCTCCGGCCGGTACTCCACCCACTCCTAACGGCCCCCCAGAAGAAGCCCAACTGCCACCGTTATAAGCTCGAGCTACCACTCCATTGAGCATCAGTGTTGTATTAAGAAAAGTGGCAAAACGCATCTTAGCTGTAGTACTTAGACCACTGAGAGAAGTAGCCCCGGTTACAGCGTTATAGATAACTCCATTAAATCCGGCAAAAAGTACACTACTGGCAACAGTAGTATCAAGATGCTGGAAAAGACCTTGACAATTATTTCCGGCAGAAAGTTGAGTACCAATGATGGTCGTACCTTCACGCGAGACGGCTTCTCCAAGCACTTTATCGAAAAGGAGGTTCATCGAGAACGGCACCGAGTTCGGGATAGTAATATCAGAAGAAACTGCTTGGATATTACCCGCAGAGACGTCTCTCCACTTGACTGTTTTCTCTAACTTTGCCATAAGGCTTATTCACTATACGGCTCTCTTCTGATGCCCGAACGATAATTAATTTCGTTTATTTTAGGAGCCATTTTGTATTTTTGTCCGGAGACTTCCGTTCGAATTGCAGACTTTAAAGTATCACCGAAAAGCTTAAAATCTCCGTCATCCAGATCTTCCTTACCATTATTGCGCCAGTAATTCTTTCCTTGCCAAAGTAACCAGTACCGAACCATATCAAAACGCGGGGCATCAATAGTGTCCGCTTCCGAATCAACCGCCGTGGCCTCTTCATTGTAGTCCATCGTGACGTTCTTATTTATCCAAGTAGAATCTACCAACGGCCAAATACGGATGCGACCACTTCTGACGTTAAAATATCTCGGCTGACCTTCCTGTTCATCCTGCCAGACGTTCTGATCAACAACGTGGGCTGCGCCAATAGCTCCAGCACCAGATGCCGGGACGCCGGTCAGAATCCCCGCAGTTGCCGAACGTGTTACTCCAGTATAAGTAATAGCGTCAAGAGTATTTGAACTGTAAACGTTTACAGTCCCCGAGTCGTCAAAGTCATAAGAATTGTCAATCTCAAGAGTCGTTCCACCCACCACCGCAAGTGTACGCACTTGCGTATGTTTAGCGTCATTCATCGC